CCCCGTGCACGTTGATGGACGCCTGGTTGACCGCCTCCGCGGTCCCGTAGGTCGCCGCGGTGGACGTCGACCCGGATGTGGAGTCGGCGGTGGCCTGGTAGCGGACCCACAGCGTGTTGACGTCATCGGTGATCGTCCGCGCTACCGGGGTGGTGGCGATCAGCATCCTGGTCGGCACGGTCGGGATGGGGATGATCTTCAGGACGCCTGCCCGGTCGACGTACCAGGTCAGCGCCCCGTTGGTGCACAGCATGTTCAGGTGGTCGGTGATTTTCTGGGAGGCGTCGTCTTCCTGCTGGGACAGCCACAGCCCGGAGATCCCGGCCAGGGACGTCTTGGTCCACGGCAGGCCGCGGGCGATCGCCAGGTCGACCGGGTTGTCGGCGTTCCATGTCGTGTAGTGGGCCTGGAAGTTCGCGCCGAGCGCCCCGATCCCGACCGCGGTGACCGCCCACCCGGATCCGGATGACGAGGGCTGCGGTTCGGCGAGCTTGCCCCGCCACACCGCCGACGCGCCGCGGAACACCTTGACGGTGCGGCCCGGGTTGAGTGCCGCCGGCCGGTTGACCGGCTCGATGAGCAGCTGGCAGGACAGGGACGAGTCCCCGCCGGGCAGCGTGTAGGAGCGCTTGAGTCCCGCTACCGGTCCGTAGGTCCCGAGCCAGCGCACGTCGGAGCCGTCCGGGTTGCTGGTCTGCACCTGGGAGATACCGGGCCGGTCCACGGGCTCACCGCCTCAGGTGCGCTGGCGGGGTCCCGCCGCCGGGCCAGGTCCTGGTCACACGGCCGGCAGGGTGTGGTGGTGCTGGCCGTTGTTGACGGCTAGGTTGCCGTCACTGGCGTTGGCGCCGTGCTCGTGGTGGCCGTTGTTCACCGAGAGAGAGCCTGACCCGTGGACGTGCGCCGACGCCCCGCCGATCTGCCCGCCTGTCTGCCCGCCGATCGTGCCGTCGGCGAGGCCGGCAGTGTCCGTGTGGCCGCCGATCGTCCCGTCCGTCAGCCCGTTATTGCTGGTGTTCTGCCCGGACAGGTTGCTGACCCGGCCATTGGCCGCCAGGGCTCCGGCGCCGACCAGGTTGTCGACCCGGTCCTCGGTGTTGACGGCCTTGGAGTGGGTGGCGGCCGCGGTGGCGACTACCGAAGTGGACAGGAGCAGTATCGCGATCGTGACGGCGATGAACTCGGGGAACGAACGCCATGCGTGCTCGAGGATGAGCGCGACGATGCCGAGGTCGCTGAGGCGGGGCCGGAACGCGAGGATCCGCCGGACCATTCAGTCCCCCTATACCCGGTCGATCCAGTAACGCGGGAAGTGGGACATCGCGACGGCGGGGCTGCCCTCAATGGCGTAGACGAGCAGGATCGCCGCGGCGGCGGCCGGGTCGACGGTCAGCGGGCCCCCGGAGATCGTCGCGGCGTCCAGGACGGAGATCGCGTCGGGCCGGCCGAACTGGCTGCCGAGCAGCCGGCCCAGGTCACGGTCCGGGTCGGGTTCGTCCAGGAAATACGTGACGTATCCGGTCGTCGGCTCATTGACCGTCCAGGTTTCTCCGGTCGTGTCGAGGAGCAGGCAGTCCAGAAACCGGTCGCCCGTCTGTCCGCTGGTCACCGAGGCGCTGAAGACCGCGGACTGGTTGTCGGGGGCGATGTCTTTGTACGGCAGCGTGAGCTCGCCGACGGTCAGGAGCCCATTTGTGACCCCCGTTGACGGGGTTACCGTGACGCTGGCCGACGTCGCGTAGGACGGGCCGCCTGCGTATTCGGCCTGGGTGACGGTGACCGTGATGGTCCGCGCCACGGTCGGGTTGGCCCAGGTGAAGTTGGCCAGGACCACCGTGTAGGTGCCGCCGAACCGGGCGTTGACCCCGGCGACCAGCGACGGGACCGGGTACTGGGTGGCGCCGTTCGGGACGTCCGCCCCGTTCCCGACCGGGACGAGCGGGTTCAGCGACGGGGGCGCGTCCGGGCCCGGGCGGTGGACGACGAGGGTTTTGAACGGCGCGCTGGAGAACGGCGTCACGGTGATCTTGCCCGCGCCACCCGGGCCGCCAGCCTCGGCCGACCCGCTGGAGTCGGCGCCGCCGCCACCGCCGCCGGGAGCGGCCCCGGCCGAGCCGGGCGTGTTCGCCGACGGGCCGCCAGCGCCGCCGGCGCCCCCTCCGGCGACCGCCGCGGCACCGTTGTTCGTCGGCGCGCCCCCGCCGGGGTAGCTGATCTTCACCTGGCCGGCGGCGCCCGCGCCACCCGCGTAGCCGTAGACATAGGACGCGCCGCCGCCGCCGCCGGGGGCTGCTCCGGCGAACCCGGCCCCGTTACCAGTGCGGCCCGCCCCGCCAGAACCGCCCCCGGAGGGCGCCGGGCCAGGGTCGCCGTACCCGTCACCGGCGTTGCCGGCTGATCCCGGGCCCGCGCTGGAGCCGCCGCCACCGGAGTACGGATATCCCGGGCCGCCCTGGCCGCCGTCGAAGTGCGCCGCGGCGGTACTGCCGGTTCCGGGCTGCCCGCCCTGGCCGGCGTTGCGGAACGTGTTGACGGTGCCGCCCTGGCCGCCGTGCGCGGTGACCGTGGCCGCATCCCCGGTGAACGACGAATTGCTGCCCGGGCTGCCCGCGTTACCGCCAGCCGGGCCGCCGGGCCCGGGGGAGCCGACGTTGCCCCCGTAGACGTGACCCGGGGTCACGGCGATGGTCTGGCCCGCGTACTCACCGCCGGCGCCGGCGCCGGGCCCGTAATAGGAGTTCGCCGCCGATGCGGAGCCGCCGCCGGCACCGGTGGGCTCGACGAGGATGGACGTGACACCGGGCGGGCAGGTCCAGCTGAACGGGCCTGGCGTGCTGAACACGGTGGCGGTCGTCCCGGTAGGGGTGAGACCGGGCCCGGAGTTCCCGCCGCTGGAACCGCCGCCGCCGCCGACCGATCCGGATGCGGTGCGCCCGGTGCCGCCCGGGTAGGCCACGGAGTTCGTGCTGCCAGACCCGCCGAGCGCGCCGGTGCTGGAGTCCTGCGCGACCGATTTGCCTCCGTGCGCGGTCACTGCGGTCTGGCCCGGGCCGCCCCCGAAGGTGGTGTCGCCGCCGTCGGCCGGCGTCGCGCCAGCTGTGCCGGCGACTCCGCACTGGTACGGGATGACCTGACCCGGGGTCACCGGCAGGGTGTCCTCGCGGGCGTACTCGGCCCCTCCTCCGCCACCGCCGACCCCGCCGACGGTCAGGGACGCGCCGGCGCCGCCGCCGCCGAGGCCCTCGGCTTTGAGGGTGACGGTGCCCGGCGGGACCGTGTAGCCGCCGGTGCCGGTCAGCACCGAGGGCGTCCCGGCGGTGGGGACCTGCTGGAATGTCAGCGACACCGGGGCGCGGGATGTCCCCTTGATGCCCGCGAGGCGGTACACCTGCCCGCGGACCGACGCCGGGCCGACCGCCTGCGACGGCGGCTGCGCGGTCAGCGCGTCCAGGTAGGCGTGCACCCACCGGAGTTCCCCGGCCCGGTTCGTGATCGTGACCGAATAGGCCGCCACCTGGGTGTAGTCGAACCCGGCGACGCCCTGCGGGATGGCCGCGGTGACGTATGTCCAGGCCGGCCCGAACACGTTCGGTGATACCGGGACGCGGCGGGACGACTGGAACTGCAGGACGCTGCCGTTGACGTCGGTGAGGGTGAACGCGACGTAGCAGCGGGTCCGGCCGCGCCACTCCAGGTTGACGTAGTAGGACTGGGCGGCTCCGAGGCCGGCGTACAGCGACAGGGCGGTCAGGCCGGTCACGTTCACCGGGGCGGGCAGCGTCGCGGTGTAGGCCAGCGGGGTCCCGGCGCCGTCGGGGCGGCGGGCGGGAAACGCCCCGGGATCCCAGTAGGCGGTGCGGGGGCCCACGATGCACTGGGAGGACTGGCTCCACTGGGCGCCGGTGATCGACGCGAAGCTGTCCAGCACCAGGGGCGCCGGCGGCGGTGCCGGGGTCCCCGGGACCGGGACGGGGAACGGGATCTGGTCCTGCTGGTCGGCCCGGCCGTACGGCAGCGCCTGGAAGGTGATCTCGAGCTGGCAGGCCAGGCTGATGTCGGCGGCGTGGTCGTAGGTGATGTCGTACGCGCTGGCCCGGAAGCAGTCGAAGATGAGCGGGCTGCCGCCGTCGCGGGTCTGGGTGAGGGTCCAGACCTGCTGGTTGACCGCCGACAGCAGGACCTCGCGGGCCGCCGCCAGCGTCTTCCTCGGGTCGCCGGATCCCGCGCTGAAGGGGACCTCGATGACGACCGGGAGCTTGATGGTCCGGTTGCTGGCCCGCTGCCCGAACGGCCGCTCCCCGTCGACGGCGAGTTCGCCGAGGATGTCCACGACGGGGACGGGGGCGCCCAGGTCGTAGTCGTCGCCGAGCCGGAAGATCGCCCCCGCGCAGGACGGGATGGCCGACGGGACGCCGGCGTCCTGGCCGAGCAGCTCGATGATGTTCGCCAGGACGAGGCTGTCCGCCAACTCGGCCTCCTCAAGGGGAAGGTCGGGCTGGCGGGGCCAGGGGAAAGGGCTGGCTAGCGGGTGCGGAAGCGGCCGCGTGTCACGGCTCCGTGGGCGGCGCCGTTGATCGCCCCGCCGACGCCTGCCGCGGTCCTGCCCGCGCTCCGGTCCATGGCCTTGGCGAGTTCCTTCACCGTCTTGGGGTGCAGGCGCACGGTGCCGCCGTCACCGCCCGCCACGGACCTGGACAGCGTGTCCCACTGCTGCGGGGAGAACACCGGCTCGGGCCTGCCCGTGTTGTTCAGCGTGAGGCTCAGGCCCGGCGGCATCCATCCGCCGTCGTCGAACTTCCAGCCCATCGCCTTCGCGATGGCGTTGGCGGACGCCTCGCGGGTCGCCGCGGTGGCGCCCGGATCTAGCGGCCGTTCCCGGCCGTACAGGTACTGCAGCGCCGCCTCGGCGGGGTTCTTCGGGCTGGAGAACATGCCGGTTCCCTCGCGGGCGATCTGCGCGAGTTCCCCGGACAGGCCGGACCCGACCAGTCCGGCGGGCGGCGGCGTCCACTGGATCAGGCCGTATCCGCCGCCTCCGTCGACCTCCCAGATGTACGGGTTGCCGCCCGACTCGACGAAGATGTTGCCGCCGATGCCGGCTGCCTCGGCCTTGGTGAACCCGTGACCGGTGAGGTAGGAGGCGATGGCGCTGTAGTTCGCGGGGAGTTCCCCGACCGCGTGCGACAGCGGGCCGGAGGGCGCGCCGCCGCTCCCTCCTCCGACGACGGTGTGCGTGCTCTTGAACACGTCGGCGATGCCGTCGATGGTCTTGGCGGCCATGCCCTTCAGCATCTGGCCGAGGTCCGATGCGGCGGGTATCGCGTTGACGAGCGGGGCCAGGACGTGCTTGACCGCGGCGTCGAGGGCGGATCCGGCGAGGCTGCCGATTTCCTGCTTGAGGCTCGACACGACACCGCCGACGCCGGGGATGGGGCCGAACCGGCCCATCTCGGCGGGGGACTCGCCGGACGGGTTCGGTACGCCCCCGGCGGCGTAGCCGGGCACGCCGATCGCGCTGAAGATCGGCGCCAGCGCCTGCGAGTGCGCGGCGGAGACGACTGTCTCGTCCTTGGACACGGCGACGATCACGTCATCGGCGGTCGGCGTGGTGCCCTGCGTGACCTTGCCGCCTCCGGCCATGTGCGGGACCGGGATGTTGATGCCGAGGCTGAGGGCCTTGGTGATGTCGTCGAAAACGTTGACCAGCTTGGCGAAGACGTTGTTCACGACCCACGCGACCGGCGTTTTGACGATCTGCTCGAACCCGGTCCAGGCTTTCCCGATGGCGTTGGCCAGGGTGGTGAACCAGCCGGGGATCGTGCCGGTGAAGAAGTTGTGCATCGGGGTGAACACGTTGCTCGTCACCCAGGTCCACGCGTTCTTGAACGCGTTCTCGAACGGGGTGACGAATGCGCTGTTCGTAGTGCTGATGAAGGTGTGGTACCAGCCGGGGATGGTGGAGGTGAAGAACGTCTTCATCGGGTTGAACACGGTGGAGACGGTCTCGGCCCAGGCCGAGGCGATGGCGTGGCGCACGCCGTCGAAGTCCGTCGCGGCGGTGTGCTGCAGCTTGTCCCAGGACCCGTCGAGGAACCCGGTGATGTCGTTCCAGTAGGTGGTGGCGTCCTGGCGGGTCTGGTCCCACGATCCGGCGATCGATGACACCAGGTGCCCGGCGGACCCGGACACCTGCGAAGAGGTCTTGTCCCAGGACCCCGTGATGAACGAGGCGATCCGCCCCACGACCCCGGATACCTGCGCGTAGGTCTGATTCCACGACCCCACGATGAAGATCCGGATGCCGTCGACAATGTCCTCGATCTGGTGACCGAGCCCAACCCAGGTGCTGACCCCCTGAGCTTCCGGGTTGGGCGAGAGCGGGTTGCCGCCACCCGGGTTGTTCCACCAGTCGCCGACCGGGTTCTGACCCGGCTGCGGGTCGTTGACCCTGACGTGCTGACTGCTCAGAATCGGCTTGATAACGCCTTCGGTGATGGCCACGGCGAGCGCCACGATCAGGCCGCCCTTGATGAGGGAAGCGCCGATAGACGAGCCGACCGTCTCAGCCTCGGCCTCGGCCGCCGTCGCGCCTGCCCCCGCGCCGCCAGGCTCGCTCAGGTTGGTGCCGGCCATCGTGTCCGCAGCCCGCTGCATCGCCTCAGCGGCGGCGACCATGGTGTCCGCGGCCGCCTGCATCGGCTCGGTCGCGCCCGCGATTGTGTCCGCGGCGGTCTGCAGCCCCGCCGCGCCGACCTCGGCGGTGCCGCCGCCGAACAGCTTCTGGAGAAGCTTCGCCCCGGTCGAGACGATCTTCACCCCGACGGTCAGCACACCGGTCTTCTTCAGCACCAGGATCGTGGTCAAGATGTCCATCAGCGGCTTCGACACCGACGGCGGCAGCTTCGCGACGAACCCCAGGAAATCCGACAGGACGCGCAGTTCCTCGGCGAGGACAGTACCCGCCGTGCCCTCAGCGGATCCGATGAGCTTGCCGAGCTCGGCAAGCGCCGACCCGGCCTGCGGGCCGGCCTTGGACACGTTCGTGAACAGCTCCCCGAGACCGCGGGCGATCGAGGAGATACCGTCGGCGAGTCCCTTGACCAGCTCCGGGGAGTTCGCGCCAGCACCGAGCAGGTCACTGAGCATCTGCCCGATTGCCGGGCCGACGATCTTCAGGAACTGGTTACCCTCAGCGAACAGGTCTTTCAGCTCGGACTGGAACCCCGACGTCTGGAAGTCGTGGCCGATCTTGGCGAGGAACCCGCCGATGATCGTGTCCATCTCGGTGACTTCACCGGTCAGGTCCGGGACCAGCGCGTGGATGCCCTTGACCAGTTCGGTGAACCCAGGCGCGATCGCCTTCTCCGCGGCGCCCTCGAGCGGGCTGAGCATGTCGTGGAGGCTGATGAAATCCTTGACGAGTTCCTTGCCGGCGGGGGACAGCTTCGCCAGCGCATCCGCGTACTTGGTCGCCGCGGTAGCTGCCGTCGTCCCGCCGGCTGTCGCCTCGTCATAGGCGGTCTTCAGGCTGTACTGGGCGTCGGCGACACTCTGGGAGTCGGACTGCTGCTGCCAGGAGGCGTTCCGCACCGCGTCCGCGAGGGACTGCTGCGCCTTCGCGATGGCCTGCGCGCCCTGCTGCTCGACGTTCGCCAGGTTCCGCTGCGCATCCGCGACGGACTGGTGGGCCTGCTGCAGGTTGTGCTGTGCCGCGACGACGGCCGGCATCCCGTCGACGCCCTCTTTATCGGCCTTGTTCGATGCGCTGGCCGCGTTCGTCTTGGCTTCGAGAGCTTCCTTCAGCCGCTGCTGCGCTTCGGCGACGGACAGGTCAGCCTGCTGCTTCTGCAGCTCAGTAGCCGTCGATGACGCGTCGGTCGTCTGCGCGTTGAGCTTGGCCTGCTCCAGGTCGAGCTGGGCCTGCTGGGCGCCCAGGGTGGTGTCGGCCTCGGCGTCGTGGAGCTGCTGCAGGGTCAGGATCGCCTGTTGCCGGGCGTCCGTCAGTTCCTGCTGCGCCTGCTTCTCGGCGTACTGGGCGTTGGCCAGCTGCTGCTCGGCGCCGATCTGGTTACTCGCCGCCTGGGAGACGGCCTGCGCGACCGCCTCATGAGCGTTCTTGATCGACTCCGCGGAGGTGACCGCGTCGTGGGCCGCCTGGGTTTCCGCCTTCGACACGGCTTCGGTCGCCGAGTGGATCTGCGACGCCGACGAGATCGCCGATTTCGCCGACGTGCCCGTCGCAGTGGTGGCCGCGGTCTGCTCGGCCGTGTAGTCCTTCAGTGCACCCGAGACGCCCTCGTAGGCCAAGCCGAGGCCGCCGACGGCCCCCACCGCCCCGGCCAGCAGGCCGCCGGCCGCCGGGGATGCAGCGATGCCGCCGAGGATGCCCGCGCCGAGGATGCCGGTGTTCGACTCGGACGCCGCTTCCAGCCGCGCCATGGCCGCGTCGAGCTTGGTGTTGAAACTCGAGTCATCCAGTGTCAGCCGCGGCGCGGCGGTCCTGGCGCCGACCTCGTCGAGTTTCTCCGAGATCTCGTCAAGCCGGGTGACGGCAGTGCCGGCGTTCAGCTCGAGTTCTACGTCGTAGACGTGATCAACGAGCTTGTCGAGCTTGACGCCGAGATCATCGAGCCCGGCGACAATCCGCGTATCGTCCAGGCCGACAGTCGGGGTAACGCTCTTGGCCCCGAGGTCGTCGAGGGCGGCGCGGGCGGCCTCGGTGTCCAGGTCGACGGTTGCGCTGACGTGGATGTCATGAAGGGACGCACTGATGCCGTCCGCGATGTGCTTGCCGATGTCGGCGCCGAGCGCGTCGGATTCCGGCAGCAGCTGGGCGCGGAGCTTGTCGGTGAATCCCTGCATGGACGGGACGACGCTGACGCTGACACTGCCGATCGGCGAACCGGCCACGGCACACCCCCCTGGTCCGAACGGGAAGAAGGCGGCCTTCTCCAGCAGGGGTGCCGGCGCGTCTTAAGATGGCCACTAAGCGCAACTTCCGGGGGGAAGCATGTTCTGCCTGTACCTGCTGCTCAGGCCACGCCGCCGCCGCACGACCGTCTACGCGGCCCGCTACGGGCGCACCCGGTTCAACCTGGCCTGGTACTGGCTGTCGGGCTTCTTCCTGATCGAGGCACTGTTCTGGGAGGTCACAGGCTGCGCGCTCGCGCTGTGGTGGCTCCTGTGGCTAGGCGCCCGTCACGGTACCGAGTTCGCTGCCAGGGCCGACCGGAACTGCGTCCGGTGGGAGGTGCCCCGGTGGATCGAGGTGAGCCGCCCCGTGTGGCCAAGACCCGCGGGTGGCGGCCGAGGTGCACTGCACGCCCTCGCCGCGAGGTTCTAGCCGGCCGCCTCGCCATCGATTACCCGCAGCCGGGGGTCCAGCATGCGCCGCTGCTCTTCAGTCAGTCGCGGCCTGCGGCGGCGCGGGGCGCCTCGCTTGACACCCGGACGGGGCATCGGGGCCGGCGGTTTGCCCGCCTGACCCTGCTTCGAGTGCGCGGACACGTACAGGTACTGCAGCGTCCGGATCTCATCGACAGCCGCGGCGAGTAGCATCTCCGAACTCGACCAGCGGCCCTTCGCCGGATCGCGCCCCTCCGAGCGCTCCGCCAGCTGCTCATCCGTCATCGACCCCCGGATCGCCGTGATCGTCGCCGACTCGGGCGGCAGGCTGTCGACCAGCACGCCCAGCTTCCGCCATGACAGCCGTCCGTTCCGGCGGTACAGGTCCAGCAGGTCGAGGTGATAGTACCGGTGAAGGTCGGCCTCTAGCGCGGGGGCTTGCGCCGCGATGAGGGCTTGGAGCTCGGCGATTTTCCCGGGGTCACGCCGCCTGTCTGCCGGACGCGGTTGAAGATCGCGGCGACCTGGTAGTTACGCAGCTTTACCGCGGCGTACACCTTGAAGTCTTCCGGCGTCAGGACCAGCGCCGCCCACGTCCCGAAGTCGCCCCGGAGGGCGAAGCCGCTGGCCTCGGCTGGCCAGTAATCCATGCGCGGGACGGTGATGACCTCTCCGCCCAGCCGGACGGTCATTGGCTGGCCGATCGCTTCGCGGAGCAGGACATCCTCGGCGTCGAGGTCGAGGTCGACAGGCTCCTCCGGCTCGCCGGATTCCTCCGGCAGCGCCGGATCCTCATTGCTCATGCGTGCTCCTAGCTCGTGAACGCGGTCAGCGGCGCGGCGCCGTACTGGACGTACTTTTTCAGCGTGCCCCGGACGGATCCGATCTGGTCCGGGTACAGCGTGGTCGTCATCTGCAGCGACGTGACATCACCCTGCTGTGCCTGGTCATCGCCGCGGGCGGTGACCTTCCCGTTGGGGGAGAAGTTCCGGATCATCTTGTCGCCGTCGATGGTGTCGAACACCCACGCGTACCGGTTGTCGGTCGGCACCTCGGGCAGCGTGTAGATCGCCTGCGTCTGCCCCGACGCAGGCAGTACGGCCGCCAGGGGCACATCGTCGTACAGGGCCATCACCATCGGGTTGACGGCCTCGAGGTACGTCGCCTGGAAGGTCCGGGTCCGGGCCGAGATGATCGTGCGGATCGGGCCGAGCGTCCCCGCGGCGGGAATCTCCTTGGTCGTCTCACCCAGCTTGAAGATGTACCCAGAGACCATGAGCCAGCCGAGGCAGATCCACGGCGCGGCCAGCGCCTCGAACCCGGTCGGCGCGGCCGTACCGAGCGGGGAGACGTAGGCGACGACATCGGCTGCCGAATAAGTGAGATCCTCGTTGCGCGTGTCCGACACGGAGTCACCTTCCTTTGGTTGCGAAGGCGGGAGACCCCGCCAGGGGTAATTCAGGCGTGGACGTACAGCTCGTACGTGGCCGACCGGCGCCACAGCGCAGGGTTCGGCTCGGGCAGCCAGCGCGGCCCGCTGACCGTCACGGCGGACAGCAGGACCCCGGTATCCGTCACGACGTTCCGCACCGCCCGGAGCCACGCCTCGATGGCCAGGGCGACGCTGACGGATGTCTCGTAATCCAGGGCGTATACGTCGATGTCCACGATGGGCCGGTCCACCCGCAGGGACCGGTTCGCGCCCGAGATCCGGGTGACGTGCACGGTGGTCTCGGTGATGCCGGCCGGGAGGACCGTGCAGAACCTGGTTCCGGGGAACTGCGGCTGCAGCCACGTGATGAGCAGCAGCTCGATGTCGGGGAAGACCGCAAGCTGCGTCCCGGTCACTCGTCACCCGCTGCGGCGTCGAGCGACGACCGGAGTACGTGCCGGGCCGGCATCGCGGGCACCTTGATCGTCCGGGTGCCGCCCTTGCCGTCCGGCACCGTTGTCTCGTGCGCGCGCGCCCCGAATTCGATCAGGGCCGCGGCCGGGTCGTCGTTCGTGACGATCCCCGCGGCCCGGTCGCGGCGGATGCCGCCCTCGGTGGTCGACTCGACCTCGAACGCTTCCTTATACGACCCGCGCGACGGGTCACGGCCCGGGCCCGAGTAGACAGGGGCCCGGCCGCGGGCGGTCTCCGCGACCCGCTCAGCCCGGGCTTCCATGTGCGCGCGCATCCAGCCCGACCTCAGGATCTGGCTGCCGATTGCGTCGTAGTCGAACGAGATCTTCGAGCGGGCCACGGCACCTCCCCGGGGTTGCTCAGCGGCTGCCGGCGCCGGTGACGGCCTTGAGGTTCACCCGTACCGGGCCGGCCATCGCGGTGAACGGGCTCGTCCAGGACTGCGGGGCACCGGTCACCTGGTAGGTGACGCCCTGGTAGCGGATCTGGTCCTCGGGGGTCACGACGGTCCCGGCGGGCAGGTAGCACTCGGCGTCCGCCGTGACCTGGTCGGTGCCGTTCGTGTTTTCCGACGTCGACCCGGGCACGAACGCGGCCCCGCCGACCTCGGTTTCGGTGGTGCCCCGGATGTCGTTGCCGTACTGGTCCCGGCCGGTGACCGCCGACCGGATCAGGGTCACGGTGACGCCGCCGGGCAGCGGGCCGCCTTGCGGCGGCGCGGTCACCGTAGCCTCGCCTGCAGCGTGGCCACGTCGGGCCGGTAATCCTTGAGCAGGGCGAGGTCCGCGGCGGACAGCGCGACGCTGACACCGCCGCCGCCCCGCTCGAGCCGGTAGGAGTACGGGCCGATAGTTTCCCCAATGACACCCGCGGCCGCGGTCGGGGCGGTCAGCACCGACAGGGCCGCGTTCGCGGCCACCATCCGCACGTCATCGGGACATTCGGCGTCACCCCAGGTGTAGGTGACCTTCCAGGTGCCCGGGTAGCCGCCGATGTCGTCCCAGGCTTCGGGCAGGTTGATGATCCCGTGGCCCGGCGTGACCCGGACCGTCTGGATCCCGTCGAACGTCCACCACGGCACCGGGAGGTCCGGCAGGTTCCCGCCGCCGTTCAGGACGACCGCGGACACCGACTGGGCCGGCCGGCCAGGCAGGTAGATCTCGCCGCCGTACCCGTTCAGGATCTGCGTCTCGCCGGTGTGCATGGCGAAGTCCCGGCGGCAGTACCGCCGGATCTGCGCTGACGCGTCCCCGAGCAGCGACCGCAGCCGGGCCCCTTCGGAGTCGGAGAGGTCCCGGCCGAGCCGGTCCGCCACATCGGACATGCTGGCGAGAGGAGGCAGCGACGGCATCAGGCCCCCTTATCCTCGGAATCGCGGGAGACCGGTGGTCCAACGGACAGGGCACCGTGTGGCTGCGGCGAGTGCACGCGCCAGAGGCCTGAGATCGGACGATGCGGGTTCGAGTCCCGCCCGGTCTCCCGCAGGAACCGTCTAGAACGCGGTGACGGTGACCGACGTGGCCGCGCCGGCCGAGCCGTGCAGCGAGTCGCCCGGCTCGAGCTCGACGCCGCCGAGGAACAGCTCGTGGTCGTCCAACAGCGACACCGCGCCGTGCGCGGGGACCGACAGCGTGTCGCAGATGGTCTCCGTGACCCCGGAGACGGCGCGGTGCACGCTCAGGCTGAGCGTGACAGCGCCAGAAGTGGCGTTGACGGCCACCAGGTTCGGGAAGACCACGGCCGAGCCGGACGCGGTGTACAGCGCCGCGTCGGAGGTGCCGGGCTGCCCGTTGTACAGGTACGCGGCGGGAGAAGCGCCCACGGTGAGTCCTTTCCTTGCCGCTCGCGCGGCCGTCGAAGTTGCCGGGCCGTACGAAGCGTCATGGGGCGGCGGTGACCACGCCGAACGGGAACCGCTGGGTGATCGACTTGCCCGCCTTCTGGCCCAGGAGGGTCTGCGGGTTGACGGTCGCGTACGCCATGCGGAACACGAGCCGCATGGCCACGCTGTCCTGCTGCATCAGGTTGAGGATGACCTTGCCGTCGTCGTCGGAGATGACGCCCTCGTAGAACATCTTGAAGGTGATGTCCTGGCGGACGCCGATGATGGCCTTGCCCCAGTCGCCGCCGAGCAGTTCGGCCTTGGACGGGTCCCAGGAGCCGTTCTCGATCATCGGAGCCGGGTAGCCGTACAGGTAGGGGTTCGACAGGCCGCTGCCGTCGCTGAGCGGCTGCCCCGGCTGGAAGATCGGTACGCCGGACCCGGACGACCGCAGGCCCATCAGCCGCCAGTTCAGGCCCGGCCGGCCGGCGAACCCGTTCATCGAGTAGCCGGTCTGGGACATCACGTCACCGAGCTCGGTCACGGTCTGGCCGAAGT